CCAGCAATCCAAGAGATAGCACCTTTAATCATATCAAGGACACCACCAATTAGAGAGTTAAACAATCCTTTGATTGCTCCACCAATTGCACCGACTAGACCACCTTCTTCCCATCCAGCCATTGCACCTTTGATTGTATCCCATACAGCCATTACTACCATTAGTGGATATGCGATCTTTGATACTACTTTAGATACAGCACCAAATAATTTACTGAATAGTTCCATCTTGCCACCAATTTCTGCGAAGAATGTACCAAACCCTCCGAAGAATTCCATTACTCCAGCTATGCTACTTTTAACGAATGAGATAGCTTTAGATATTGGACCACTAGCTTCACCCATCACAGCAAATCCCTCTGATATCGAGGACATAAAAGCACCTACTGATGTTCTAATTGCTGTTATAACTTTTCCACTGTATTCAATCATTGAAGTAAATGACTCTGCTATTGGTGCTAAGAAATTTGTCACAGAAGTTTTAATTGCTGCAATAACTTTACCAATCCCAGTACCTTCACCAAATATACCTCTAAAGAATTCAACAGCACTATCAAATACCTTTACCATTTTACCAACTAGATTAGTAAAAACTTCAGCTATTTTTGCAGTTGCACTATTAAAAATACCTTTGATTGACTCAACCAATAAAACAAATGTAGTTTCAATATTGAATAGTGCTTCTCTTAAAGAAGGAAACCATTTAGATAGAAAGACAACTGTCTTCTCGATACCAACACCAATACCAGTAACGAAAAATTTAACAGTTTTAAGCCATGCACTTACTAATCCTGCTATTGTACCAGCTGCAACTGCAATAATACTTAATCCAAGACCTAACCCTCCACCACTATCATCTTCATTGGTTTTTGGTTTTCCATCAGCGTGAACTTGACCACCTCTGGTATTTGCTTCAATTTTCTTCAATAGATCTAACTGAGTCTCTTGATATCTACCAGTCTCAACTTCAGATTCTAAACTAGAATTTAAAGATCCATTAGTTGATGCTGAACTAATTTTACCCTTTGCCTGTCCGACCATCACACCTGTCAACTTATCAATACTAGCAATTAAGTCTTTTATAACAGGTATTAATCCACCTGTGTTATCTCCTCCACCTGCAGCTGTTCTGGGGAATTGAATAACATTCGATCTTTGTTGTTCTAGTATTGCTTGCATTATTGTTTACTCTCTATTCTTCGTTTTTCTTCTTCTAAATGCTCGATTAACAAATGGACATAAATTTCTCGTTCAAAAGGAATCATATCTTCAATGTCAACTAGCGAGTACTTATGATATTGTAGTAAAGCAAAATTCATTTTGTAGTAGTTAGTTAGACTATCATGGCAAAGGTTTATTAAAAAAAACTGTCCATGCCCTCCAACCTAACTTTGTGTGCCTTACTGCATACTGGACAACTGTAGTCGATATCGTATGTTAGCTTTGGCATAGTCTCGAAGAACTGTTGAATCTTTGAGAACTGGTCAGTAGTTAGATTGTTTAGAAACTCCATTAGCTCATCTTTAGTTTGATCCTTAGCATAATAAACTTCATTGCTATCATAGATGTAATCTATAGATTGAGATATGATACTAAACACTGAGTCTGTATCAGACTCACTTACAGTTTGGAATTTCTTAATGATATCTACAGAAGGATATTTCATTACAACCCCAACATCACCCCATAGGTTAAGTTTTTTACTATGATCATCTTTAGTGTCAACTTGAATCTGACTCAAGTCAACTGAAACTTTTACTTTGGCTAGTTTGTTCTGGTCACCATGATCTTCATCACAGGACATAATTAGTTCTACAGTTTCACCAACTGATTTTGCTCTTAGCTGGGTAAAAATGTATTCTAGATCAAACATTGCAAGACTATCAATATCAAGTGGATCTGTTACGCAAGAAGCGATAACAGTTTTCAGTGTATCAACCATTACTCTTTGATCTTCACTTTGTTGTGCGATCATTAGTGCTTTTTGGTCTTTAACCAAAAATGGTCGGTACTTAACAGTTTTCTTTAGCGATGGAACAACCAGACTATAAACTGGTGCATTATTTAATGGTAAAGCCATTATTATTCTCCTTTAGACATATTTTTAATTAACTTATTCAACTCAGCAGTGCTACCTGTAAAGATAACATTGTTATTAGTCACTTCTTTCTTAGATCCACCTTCTTTTGGTGCGTCCAATTTCTGTTTTTGCTGATGTAGATCCATAAGTTGTTGGTTCACATCAGCAAGTTGTTTCATTAAATTACCCACAACTTCAAAAGCACGTGGATGTTCAGATTGTTTGGCTACTTCTAAAGCCTGTACTAACGCATCTTGTCCTGTAGTCAGAAGAGAACGAAGATTCGCTCTGGTTACATCATAATCATCTTCGATTTTGTTATCATTAACAGTGATAACTTCAGGTTCAGCAATAACTACTTCATTTTTTTGTACAGGTGCTATATCGAACACTTCTGACAAACTATCATCAATCTTCATATCAAACCTTCATTATGTTGGGAATTCTGTTGCAAATTTATTAAATTGTGGACCAAATGATGACCCATCAAATTGAATTCCACTTGTTACATTATCTTTATTTTGAAATTTATAGAAATCATCATAATATCTGTTAAGCATTTGAGCATCTACTACCTTATCATTCTCTAGAACAGTTTTAGTAGTAGAAGTCCAATATTTGTACTGCATTGTTACACTTAATTTCATAATATCTTTTGCAGAGTAATCTAATTGTGTAGAGTTTATAGATTTAGGATAGCACTCATACATATTTAAGGTATAACGTGTTTGGTCATTTAAATCTTGCACATCAATAGCTAAATCTGTTACGTATGAATCGTAATAGTTAAACTTTCTTGTTTCTGGATCTTGAATAGAATTTACCCATTGATCGAACATGTACTTTACTTGTAGATCTTTATCGACATAGAATGAAAATGTTGCAGTGTCATATAATTTTTCATATGGAACTTCTCTAAATTCACCGAACGATCTATTCTGTGTAGTTGAGAATGAAACTCCTGGGAGTGTGGCTTGATCACACAGTAACATAATGTCAAACAGACTAGTATTTTTAAGTGTTACTGGTGGAGAGAATAATACAGCATAACGATTAGATCTGGATAGACCTTTACTTTTAATATTAGCTATAAATTTTTCTATCATTTTATGACTTTCTAATTATTCTTTTTGAGTCTTGCCAGACAGCTTCTTTACTAGCACCAACGAATCTTTCGACAGGGAGTAGCATAGCTGTAGCCCAATCGTCTGCGTTAATCTTTCTAAATTTACTTCTAATATGTCCATTAAGATATCTTTTGACACATGGTTGTGCTGCGGCAAATTTAGACATTCCATCAATAGTCGCCCAAGAATATCTTAGCCTAGTAGTCTCATCCATTCGTTTGTTTGATGCAAATATCATTAGACGATCTAATAGTACCATTCTAAGTTGATATGGTAGATAGTGCATATTCAATCCAATGAATCCATCTTCAGTTTTACTGAAAGGGAAGACTAGAGGGAATCTATCGTAATATGGTAATTCAGCCTTTAGCTTTGGGTCATACATGTACATATACAGATGCCCAGGAAGTATTGTACTAACTGTCTGATCTGGATTACCATTCAATACCTTAGGTGGTGTGATGTTCTGTCTACCCAATTGGTAAACTTGTTGATCGAACCAAGACTTAGACTTTACAGCAGCAGCTTTTAAGTCATATTGATTCTTTTCGAAAACGTCTTTGATAGTTGAAGTGGCCATATTAGTTATTTAGTTGCCAATCCTAACTCGTATTCAGTTATTATTTTAAATTCCCATCCACGATCCTTTGCATAGGAATCTGCAGCTTGCCATTTTGCTTGGTTTTTCATAAATGTAAGAGACTCAACTAAATATCTCTGTGTCCTACGACCAGGATACTCTGGTGGTTGAGTCTGTTTAGATGGCTTTACTTCAACCAGATACGTTTTACCATTCGTTGTAGTGATCTTAAAATCTACAAAGTAACGATGGATCTTTTGATCTGTTGGACAACGATATGGAATTACAGTTTCTTCTGAACTCCATTTAACGATACTTGGGTTTTTATCACACCAAGAAGCGAATTTAGTCTCCCAACTAGATCTCATTATGATATTAGTTGGGTCTCCAGTGTATTTTTCTGGAAATACTGGGATGTATCGTCT